CTTGATGTCAATGATCTCGATGCTGCCGTCCAAGTTATGAACCTCAAAGTCTGCAATATATTCAATCTTCCGAAAAGTTTTGCCGTTCTTTTTGAATGCTTCTTGCAGCAGGAACCGTGGCTGCAGCTTAAAATCTTTAATCTGCTTACTCACCTTGAGCCATTTCAGTTGCTCATAGTATTTAGCTTCAGCGATGCTATGGAACGTGATGCCGTCCATCTGTGTTTTTCTGGCGCCGTACTTATTTGCTGGCATGTGATGCCTCCGTCCATTCTTGAAAACTATACGGATAGTCTGTTGTTTGAATAAACCCAATCTCTTTCGCCTTCTGCCGGATTTTCATACATCCTTCATGGCTGTAAGCCCAAATTTCCTTATAATCCCTCAGTTCGCCGCATTTCCCTGTTATGATGAACTTTCTAAAGCTGTTGACCAGTTGCCACATGTTGCCCCCATGCGAAAATCCGTTGGAACTACCGTATCCCATTTCATACGGATAAACGTCAGCACCCGTGTAATCATCAACGAAGAACAGTTTTTTCTTAAATCTGAAATACGCCACCCGACCCTTGTATTTACAGAAGAAAGTACGTCTGTCTATGCTTGCGATAAGCTTTATCAGATCATTAATATCGTTCATGCGTTTTATTTGCTCTGCACTTGCCATTACTCCGTTTACCTCCCGTCATTTTCTTCCCATTGCTGAATCTGCTTTTCTTTTGTTGGCGCCGTGAGTATAATGGCCGGCAGCAGGATCACCACTTTAAGCACTGCGCATCAGCTCCATTTGTCTGATCTTTTCCTCAAGCACTTGAATAGCTGGTGTGAGGTCCTTGCCGCCCTTTTGTTCAGCAGGCCCGAACAAATACATTCCTTTGGATCCTATAACGTTCGTTTTCTCCTTCAATCCCAATCACCCAATCTATGGTTTAATTCCGTCCGGTCTCCTTGAATGATCACCGTGTAGTATTTGCACATCTGATAAATCCGTGACCCCAGTGCCTCGTCAACGTCCAGCAGATCGTCCGTTGTGAGCTCAGAAGAGACCAGCAGAGGCTTATGATTCAGGTAGCGATAATTCACAACTGACTGGATCTGTTCGACTTGCCATTCAGTTGCCCGGGGCTTCCCGCTTACCGGCTTGAATAAGTCATCAATGAACAACACATCAACCTTCCGCATGGCGTCCAGCTTTGTTTCTAACTGGTCAAAGTCGTTTTTCAGGTCACTCATGCCTTCAACGTAAGGGAAGTACATGCAGTGAATTGATTTTTTCTTAATGAGGTTGTTCATGATGGCCGTTAGCAGATGGGTTTTTCCGCTGCCCGGCTGTCCCAGCAGAGCAATGCTGTTGGCGCGCTCTCCCCGGACCTTTTCAAAGTCTTTGAAGTATTCAACCGCACATTCATAGGCATCTTTGATCATTTGGGGCTTGCCGTTTGTAATGAAATTTCCGAATAAGAGCATTTCAAATTCCTCCGTAATTCCGCTGGCTGCCATGAGCCTCGCTATTTTTTTCCGTTTCACACACTCGCATTGCTTGGAATAGGTGTCCTTCCATTCCCGGGCCTTATCAGGCGCGCAAACCTTCCCTGAAAGAAATTTATCTTCCGGTACCATGCTCTCAGGGACTAATAGATCAAGCTGTTTGTCTAAATTCCACTTTGTATCCTTGTGAACCCGATAAATCACAACGCCGCGATCCTTACACTCGGAGCACTCATACTCAACCTTTTCTTCTGAGTCGACCTGTTTTGTTTCCCAAGAACGCGATTTTGCTTGAAGACCCTTCATCATTGCTTGAAACGCTGTGTCTATGCTGACTGCTTTGTTTATTGCCATATTGTTGTTTCTCCTTTCTCTTTTGGCTAAATGGATTGGACAGGATTGCCTCAATGTAGTTCAAGCCAACGTTGCTGCCTTTATTTCTGAAAGCTAGTTTCATAGCCTCCATGACCTTCTCTTCGCCGTAATCATCCACCATGTAGCCGATTCTTTGCGCTTCGATGGTACCAATAGAACGAGCGACCTTATTTTCAAATAGCTCAAAAGCATTTTTCATTTTTTGCTCAACCTCCTGCGTTTCTTGGGGCACTGGTGCCAGCTCGGGAACTGGCTTTTCTGATGGTTCCTGCTCCATTACAGGCGTTTCAAATGAGATCAGCCTGTATTGCCCTGCCTTCCTCCCCTGCGGCTTATATTCAATTCTTTTAAGATCAATCAGCATTTTTCGGTGTTTGATCAACGTATTTTCGGAAATCTCAATCTTTGCTTGCAAAGTGGTATTTGAAGTGGTGAACCACTCCCGCCACCCTGCCTTGTTGTTGATGTGCAAAAGATGAAACCATAATGCTTGAGTTGTAGCAGACAACGGATTCGTTTCTAGCCAATTCATGAAGCCGTTCATTTCTTTCAGGTAGTTCATGGCTCACCTACTTCCTTTCACACAGTGCTGTCATTCCGCTGATGCGGACTAAACGTAAGCCAGGTTCATTTGTTCTGAGATAGCCTTCAACGTAAGCACGGAACAGCTGCGCGCGATTGGGTGCCCCTTCTGCCATCCACTTGTAACAGAAGGGGATGCCGACCTTAATCAAATGGGAGGTCATCGTCACTGATGTCTACAGGCTTGCCGTCAAAAGGATCAGCATCCTGCGCACTTGGTTTTTCATTCGGCTGTTGGGGCTCACTCAAAAACTGATTGCCGCCTAAATCTAGAACATTATCGTCATATACGGACTGAGCTTCTGCTGTAATATCTTTTCTGACCGTCTCGTCTTGAGCTACTTGTCTTTGAATCTCAATACTGATCGGCAGATACTTCCACATTCTACGAATAACTGTTTTCTTCGCCATTTCTTCATAGTCTGTTTGCCATGGCCCGTTATCTTTTGATTTGCTTCTCAAGCGAACATTTTCAATATCTTGTTTGCTGAATACATCGAATTGATAACCGCCGTCTTTAAAGTGAGCAACTGCATAAACATGAGTCATTTCGCCCCTGTGTCCCGTGCTCGGCTTATGAACCAGCTTAGGATGCAGCCCCAGTTCGTAGTCGAATTCGTCTTTTTCATAAACTGCATGAGCATATATGCTTTCGATATGTCCCGAGCGCCTGGCGAGATCAATCATTCCTTTATAGCCGATTATGAATTGAACCTCTTTTACCCATTGATCCGGTGCCCCATTTTGCCCTTTGATCTTTTTGTTGAACGGTACAAAATAACAATGTCCAACCAACCCAGGTTCGAGTCCTAATTGAGCTGACTGCATGACTGCACCGAGCAATGAAGCTGGGGAACACTGCTGCAATCCCGGGTTGCTTCTAATAGTTGTTAAAGCAATCCTTGTGATCCGTTCAGGTGTGATATGTTCAGGTAAAGCCTTTTGAAGCTCCGGTTTCATATCATTGAGATAATCAGCTAACGTTTTAGGCTTATCCTCTTTTTGAACGCTATTCACTTTGTTTGCTAACTGATTGCGAATGTCGTCATTTTTAGCCATTGTCTTTTAACTCCTTCACATTGAATCGTCTATGAGTCGATACTTTACTGAATTTCCCAAAGAGCTCAGGGTGTTCAGCAGCAAATGCTTTTGTATCAAAACGGTTCGTCGTTACGGTTTTCCAAGTAACAAGCGCTTTTTCAGCATTGCCTACCTCATACTCCCCGAGCATCCCTTTTAATTGGTTCTCAGCTTCTTTGAGCCTTTCTTTGGCTTCTTTCTCCTCAGCCTTAGCTGATTTGTATTGCTCAATTAGCTTATTTGCCGCCAGAGGAAGCTCTGTTTCATCTTCGAATCCTACAGGGTACATATGCGTTAAAAGCTCAGCAGAAGCCTCAGAACCATCAAACATAGGAGGGATCTCATTCTCAATATGGTTTTTCCAAAAGTCCTGTTCAATTTGAATCAGGTATGCAATGAGCTCTTCGTCTCGTTCAACCTTTTTGTACACGAACTTGTTGCCGCCAATCAGAACAGCGATCCACCAAGCGCTTAACCCGGTAACAGCCATATAATGCTGACATTGAACTAAATACGCGTCCGGTACCTCTTCGCCGTCCCATTCACCTTTCAGGTATTCTGATGCTGTTTTGCATTCCAGTCCTGCTCGTTCGCCGACTACTAATCTATCAACGTTCGCAAGCATAAACGGGTAATCAGGATGCTGTAAGATTGCTTTCCGTCGCCGCACCTTTTTACCAGTCCGCTTTGAAAATTCCCGGGCAACGGTTTCTTCGTGAATGTGCCCCCAATATGCCGCCTCACTGGTTATTTGCTCTTGAGGTGCCTGTCCGAGCTTGTCCAGATAAACTGACATTGGCGTTTTCCACTTACTCAGCCCAGCAATTGCCGCAGCATCGGAACCCCCGATGCCAGCGCGCCGAGCCTCAAGCCATTGATCCTCCGTCATGTTGTCCGTAGGCATGTAAACTTGTGCAAGCATCAGAGCAGCCCAACCTTTCTTTTGTACGCTTCCGTGCCAAGCCGCTGCCATTCCCGGTAGTGATCCATTGAAGGGAAACTAAACTGCGCTTTACCGTTTTTGGCGTATACAATTGAACCGCCGACCTGTCTTAAACGTTGCTGATCCTCCGCACGCTCGCTGAATGCCACTTTTACTGCTTTAGCCATGTATAAAACCTCCATTGATTTTCTTGAGGCTATCTGGTAGAATATTGTTATATGAGTTTTCAGATAGCCTTTAATTAAGTCCACTTGCCAGAGTGGGCTTTTTTATTGCTCATTTTTAAATTCAAAACCAAGATGCTCCTTTAGGTACCGCTCAAGGTTTTCCCTCAAGATGACTTCACCCTCAGCGCTATCTATCACGTAATCATCGAAAGGTGTTACTTCATCCCCGAAAAAATCTTTTTGCGTTTCTAGCTCAGTCAGCCCGTCATGCCAGTTGTTTAGAATCATTGGGTTCTCGACTTCCATTTTCCTCAGCTCCTTCTTTTGCTTTAGCAAGTTCAGCAAGACTGTCGATTGCATTTTCTAAAGAGTAAAATTCCTTATGCAGAATGCTCACAGCTCCTTTGATATCTTCCTCTGAATATGCCGCCTTTTGGGCGTGTCGCAAGAAGCTTGCCGCGAGCTCAAATTTTCTGAGATTCATCCCAAACACCTACTTATCACTGCCAAATTGATGCCCCGCTGTTGCATTTTCATAGCTGTTTCATACAACCGCCCTTTATTCGCCAGTCTGCTGATATCCTCTGTAAGAACTTTGATACTTCCGGCGAGACTGATTGCCTCTTCATAGTCACCATCACGCAATGCCTCTGAAAGCATGATAGAAAGCTCTTCCGCTGATTCAATTTTTCTTTTTGCAGCATTTATATCTGACTTCAAAAATTGATTAGTTTTCATACCAAAACCGCCTTTCTTTCTTCTTGTTTTGCCATTGCAACCCGATCCATTAATGCTTTGCGCGTCCACCTATCGGCCAGCTCTTGCATGCTTAAACCGTGACTCCGCACTAATGAATAAATCAGCGTTTTATTTGCTGGGATCAGATCAAATATTTGTTTGATGTCCCCCATCGGTATATCATCTGACCTTCCAGGCCGATCATTTGCCAGCCAGCGCGCTAGATGCTTTGTAGCTTGCAATGCTTCTTCGAGCTGATGAATCATATTGATAACCGCACTACTTGCACTCTCATTTAACGCTGGATCAATAGGCGCCGCCGCTGTCGGATGAAGCTTAAACAAGAAATGCACTAGATCAATGTGTTCATAGGCTCCGCAAGCTTCAAACCACTTGATACACAGATCAGGCGTAAGAGGAAAAATACCGTTTTCCACATTGGAGACATACGATTGATCTCTATTCCCAATCACCTTGCCAATTTGATACTGCGACAATCCTGCCCTTTTGCGTTCTCGCCTGAGAATGCTTGGTAAATTGTCCATATTGTATGGATTGTTCGACATATGTTTGCCCCCTGATATATTTAGTTTTAACTGGTAAAATTTAAGTAATGAAGGAACTAGCTGGCTTGCTGTTTTTTCAGCTTATTGATGATGAAGGCTTGTCCCTTCGGAGTGATGCGCATTGTCAGCCAGGATTTCGGCGTCCCGTTTACTTGGCGCACCCCCTGTGCGATCTCAAAGAAACCTCGCTCGATGTATTCCTGGTATGGCTCATTCTTGTTGGCCATGATCATCTTCCATTCGCGCAACTTCTGAAACAGTCGCTTTTCACCAATCATGATGCCGTTTTTCGAAGCAAGCTTTGCCAGTTCTCTCACAAGCAATGATTTTTCAGCCGCCATGCAACTCTGTGCAAAGTTGACCAATGGTTCCTGAATCTTCAATGCTTGTTCAAGTTGCTGCCGTTCTTCCTGCTCGCTGATCCATCGCTTTGCCCGGCTGACTGGATCTTCGATCATGTAGGACGGTTGAGTCATTTTTTGAAGCTCGGCTTCCATCCGGTTAAATTCAGCAATGTATTTTTCTTTGAACACTGCTGCTTTTGCACCCGTATACCCAAAAACCAAAAATGCGAGTCCATCACGTTTGATCAGATATTTTTTTAATGATCGTCCTGTTGAATCTTCATATTCACTCAACGAAAAATTTCGTTCAGTAAAATCTTTAGAGCAATTCAGTGTTTCAATGCTTTTTATTACATCGGCGTGTCGTTTTCCGAATACCTCAGCCACTGTTAGGCTGTCTGTTACGGCTTGGTTGCCTTCAATAAAAACAATTTGATTCATGCTGTTACCTCCTTGCTTGTCCACCAAAAAAAGGTGAAGCAGATAATTAAGCGTGAAGCCTTAATTCTTTTTTAGAAGTGAAGTACGGCTCAAGAGCTTTACGGAAACACTCTTCTCTGTCCATCGTTCCGTAATATTCTTTGCCCATCTTGATGTTTGTTGTTTTTTTCTTAGTTTGTTTCGCCATGTGATCACCTCACGTCAGTGTATTCGTGTTGGACGGTTGGACTAACCATGGATTTTTTTGTTTTGTAATCTATCAACCTTTCACTTGTGGTAAAATCTTCTACGTGAAAGGTGGTGTGTAATTTATGGCTACTCATGTATATGCTTGTCTTTGTGGTGAGTGGGTTAACCTGTCAAGTGACCCGGACTGCAAAATGGGTGAAAAAATGACTTCTCCTAACGTATGGTGGGAAGAAGATGCGAAGATTTGGAGTCCTAATAACAAAGAACAAGAACATACGATGTATCAACAGGATTATGTTAATATCAATTACAAAAATGCTGATTATCGTATTCACCCAATGTTCATTCAGATCAAGCATTCCTAAATTCACGTTTTAAGTTAATTTCTAATAGTTCTGAGTCGTCAAACTGCACTTTGGCGACTTTAGAACTGAACAACATATCTACATGTTGTTTGATCCGATTCCATTCAGACTGAGACATACCATTCAACAAATCGTTTAATTGATCTATCTTCTTTTGATTCATGTTTTCACTCCTATGCTGTGTGCGTTTTTAAATTACACGTAATGTGACATTCATCCTCAAAAAAATATGTCCAATCGAAATCAAGAACACCCGCAATGCTTTTAGCAACTTGTGGCGTCGGATTCCTAGATCCTGATTCAATCATTGCATATGTTGTTCGTGCAATTTTTGCTTCTTCCGCGACTTTTTTTTGAGTCATTTTGTGTTCTTGTCTAAGTTTTTCTAGCCATTGACGTTTTTGTTTAATATACATTTTCTCACCTCCATGTCACGTATCGTGTAACCATATAATAATACACATATCGTGACTTGTAAAGAGGAAATTACACAATTTGCGAAATTAGTGTATTGTCACAAATTGTGACGTTATAATAATCAGGAAAGGAGCGTTTATTATGCTTGGTATGCGATTAAAAAAACTCCGTAAGTCAAAAAGCTTAGAACTAAATAAAGAAATTAAGCAAGAAGAAGTGGCAAAAAATATAGGAGTTGGCAGAACCACTTATGCGATGTATGAGCAGGATAAGCGCCAGCCTGATTATGAAACTTTAATTAAACTTGCTGATTATTATGAAGTCACAACTGATTTTCTCTTAAGAGGAGAAAGTCAGGAGGCTAAAGATAAAATCTTCAACGAAGAAGCAAGAAGGATTCTTGAAGATCCAGATACTCTGGTAGCTGCTGCTGATGGAAAAATAACAGCTTCAATTTTAGAAGCAGCTCAACGAATTATTGCTGAGCAATTAAAATCAGGAAGACAACCCGGAGATATAAAAAACGGGAACAAAAAATAA